CGACGGCCGCCGCCAGAAGGCAGGCCGCCGCCCGTTTTTCATGCAGGTAGGCAAAGGCTAGCTTACATTCCTTGTTCATGTCTGCTCCTCCACAAGATAACCCACGCCCTTCTGCGTGCGCACAAGCCCGCCCAGGCCTATCTCTTCCAAATGGCTGCGCAGGCGCGCCACATTCACCGTAAGGGTGTTGTCGTCCAAAAATGCGTCCTGCCCCCAAAGCGCACTGATGAGCGTGTCGCGGGTGACGATTTCACCCTTGTGCTCGAACAGCATCTGCAAAATGCGAAATTCGTTTTTGGTCAGCTCCAGCTTTTTGCCTTCATAATGCAGGCAGGCGCTTTTCAGGTCCAGCATGGCGCCGCCCACGGCAAGGGCCGCGCCGCTCTGCGCCCCGAACGAGTAGGTGCGCCGCAAAAGGGCCTCTACCTTTGCCACCGCCACAGACAAATCGAACGGCTTTGTTATAAAATCATCCGCCCCCATGCTGAGAGCCATAACGATGTTGAGGTTTTCGCCGGCGGCAGAAAGGAACAGCACAGGCACCTTGCTTATCTTTCGTATTTCCGCGCACCAGTGGTAGCCGTCAAAAAACGGAAGAGAAATATCCATCATCACCAGATGCGGTTCAAAGTGCAGAAATTCCTCTATCACGTTTTCAAAGTCTTCTGTACGGCGCACCTCATAGCCCCATTTTTCAAGCGTGCGCTGCAGCACGCCCGCAATGGCGTCATCGTCTTCTACCACCATAATCCTGTACATAACCACATCGCCCCCTATTCCTATAAACGCGCGCCGCCCGCCGGATTCTTCAGGCGGCGGAAATGATACAGAAAAAGGCAGGCCTGACGGCCTGCCTTCTTTGGCTCCCCCGGCTGGGGTGCGCTCAAAAAATTCTGTAATGGCAGTCTCGGCATCAGCCAGCTTGCACCAGACCACCACATGACCGTCATGCGGGCCATCCTCAAAAAGTTCTGCACGGGCCACAAGGCGCTGCAGGATTTGCGCCTTGAGCTCTTCGTCCTTTTTCGCTCCCTCACGGAAGCAGTACAGCCAAGCGGCAACATCTTCCGCGCGGACGGTTTCTTTTTCTTTTGCTTCGGCATCCTCTATGCGCTGCTGGATGCCTGTGCGCCGCCGCTCTGCATCGATAAGCATATCCCTCGTTGTGTCCGTAATGATGCCGGCAGCAATGGCACGGCTGATGTTGTTGATTTCTGTATTCACCGCGGCCAGCTCATCCAGCAGGCGCAACTTTTCGGCGCCCGTTGTTGCCGTTTCAGCCGATAGCTTTTCGGCCTGCAAGGCGATGCGGGCGATGTTCTCATCGGTGAGAGTACCTATTACTGCACGGAAGACGGCATCCTCAACAATCTCTTTGCGCACCAATTTCTGCTTGCAGCTGTGGTTTTTCAGACGATTGTCGCACCGATAATAACGATATACATTTTTCACCCCATGTGACATGGCCCCATAAGCGATTGCCCCATACATTGGAGCACCACAGAGGCCGCAGAAAAGACGGGGCGTGAGATAGTATTCTTCCAGCGCGCGGGCACGCTGCGGCATATGCTTTCCATCCAACTTGGCGTTTATGCGGCGCCAAAGGTCTGGCTCCACCGCGGCGGGGAAAATCCCCTCTTTCAGTATCTCATCCTTAAAACGAAACACCCCCATCAGGCGCACGTTTCGGAATGATGCGCTCAACGTAGTGGGGTTCCACTTATGCCCCTGCCGTGTTTTGTAGCCTGCCGCATTGATATACTCGCAGCACTGACGCAACGTGGCCCCCTCATCATACATTACCGCGGCTTGTCGCATAACGCGCGCAGCGGGCTCATTGAGCACAATTTTTTTGTTGGTGTCTGCCATTAGCCACATGGGCAGAGAGCCTGGCGTGCGATAATCTGCAGCCGCATCACGCATGCCGCGCTTTGTGTCTTCACTTACACCCAGCGAATACACCTCGGCGTCAGCGCCGTAGATGGCGCGCATATAAACCCCACCGCTGCCCTCTGGCACAACATCGTGCACGCTTTGCATGGTTACAGACACTTTACGCAGGTCTTCCATTGTGATGACCTGTTCTGTGAGATTACGAAAAAAGCGGTTGAATTTGTATACCACAATAGTGTCAAATTCGCCCCGCTTCGCATCTTCCAGCATGCGGCGGAACTCAGTGCGCTTAGTGCTGGTGCGTCCGGATTTGGCCCGGTCTATGTATGCGCGCACAACTTTCAAATCTTTCTTTTGACAGTATTCCTGAATTTCACGAAGCTGGCCCTCGATGGACAATTCCTGCTGTTTGTGAGAGGAATACCGGGCGTAGATGGCCGCCCTTGCCGTTTTGGGCACCTGATCTTCTGCCGGCTTCGCCCGTGCAATTTGCGTTTGTGCCAGCTCCAGCGCCAAACTCATAAAAAAACACCTCCGGGAGACTTGTAAAAGCCCGCCCGAAAGAGGTATAATGCAGTTGCTTGGGCTGCATTGTTCCTCTTTTGAACAAGCTGTCTATGTAAACCGCCTACGGTTGCCGCCGTGGGCGGTTTTTTTATTTCATATATGTTATGGCCGCATCGAACAACGCCAAGTATTTTTGGCTGATATGCCCAAAAATTTCTTTTGCCGTTTCCTCATTGTAAATGTGGCTTGTCAAGTTTCGGTCTTCCAGCAGGCTGAGCCAGCCGGATTCATCCGAAATGAGCCCAAACGCAAAGGCCTGCCGGATGGTAGCCTTCGGGCTGTTCAATTCGGTGTAGCCCTGGTCTATCAAGTATTCACGCATCGTTTTCCACGCCAGTTCTGTGCAAAACTCAAAACGCTGGATTACACCATCCCGGACGGATTCGAGCGCGGTTTTGTCGTAATCGGCCAGCGCCTCGCGCAGACGCGCCACAGCATCCACCAACTGCCGGTATTTTTCACTGAATTTGTTCATCAAGTCTATACCATCCCTTTCAATGTTTTGCAAAAACAAGGGGGCCATACCCGGCCGGATGTGGACAATGTCCAGCTTCAGCAGGGTGGGCAGTTCCTCGCAGGCAGCCCCAAAAGCGCCGCGCTGAGATTCCGGCATGCCGTACACGGCCAGGTCAATATCACTTGCCGGCCGGTTGTCTCCGCGCGCGCGAGAGCCAAACAGCACTAGCTTCTGCGCGCCGTAACGGCGGCCCAGCGCAACGATGCTGTGGTACAGATTTTTTATATCGTGTTCCGGCATTTTGTGTCCTACCCTTCATTCATTTCAATCCACGTCCCCCGTGAGGGGAGCTGGCAAACGAAAAGCGAGGCTTGCCTTTCAGCAAACCCCGCTTTTTACAGGTGAGCAATATTCTACGCCATGCGGCACCCCGTCACTCGCGGAGGCTAAACATACACGTTCGTCATATTCTGGCCGTGACGACCGGCAGCATCTCTGCCTACCTGTATTATTTGCGGTTTTGCTGTTTTTGGCAAGTGTCTGGATAATTTATCCTCAGATTTTATATTTAGTCCTCTTCATCGCAATCTTCTTCGAACGATTCTTCTAAAATATCCTTCTCTACAACCCTATCAATAGAAAGGCTCTGCCTATATTGTTCTGCCAAAACTGTTCTACGGAATTCGGCCGTTGGCGCAATCTCTTCCACCAATTCTTCCAGCTCATCAAGAGAAACATGGAAAAACTCTTTGCGCAGATTGACTTTATTGACACGCTTATCATTGAGAATGTGATGCAGATTTGTTTCAAGCGAAACTGCATCATTTGAAAAAATCATCGAGTGCACATCAAACGGGAAAGGAACACTGGCACTACTCAATTCATTCACACGTTCCATAGGGTCTAACCTGCGGGTCATTCCAATCTTAAACACATCTTCTCCGAAAGAACCAATATTACTAATAACATAAACGTTGCCGGCCTTGCCATTTTGCAAGTTTATAATTTTATCCTTTTGCTCGCTAACAGCCGCCAGTTGCCTTTGCAATTCTTCCACACGGATTTGTAATTGAGCGAGTTTTTCGGCATCTTCGCAGTGTGCCATTTGCTCATTAAGTTGGCCTATCTGCTCATGAAATTTACTTTCTTCTTTTTCAATCTGCGCTTTCTGCCGCTCTAACTCTCTTCGCTCCTCTGCTTCCTGCCGCATCTGCTCCCGAATGGCGCGCTGTTCTTCTTTAGCGCGTTCTTTTTTCACATAATACTCGTATTCAATACGAACTGCTTCACAAAAATAGTATTCTATCTCTCCAATAAATTTCCGCATTGTTGGAGCGATACTCTGATTTCCTTCAACGGCTATTGTAAAATACTTCTTTGTTACTTTCCGAACATTATCAAGAGCATCTTCCAGTTTGCCGAAGTGAAGCGCATATAAAATGTTTTGCAATTCCGCTTCCAAGGCGATGACCATAAGTTTATAGATAGTCATATTCGCCTTGGTTGTATATCTGCCTTGGTATTTTTCTAGGAGTGTCCGTATTTGCTTTTCATTTTCGCGATACCTTTTACGCAAATCTCGAACATTTAGGCACTGTAAATCAAGTTCGACGGTGGGGGTTATAAAATCCGTTACTTCATTCAGCAATTTGTGTGTTGCCTCATTGTCAGTGGCAAACTCGACCTCATCATACCAATCACAGGCATGCTGAATTGCTTTAAGCAATTCCCTTCCTTTTTGGGCTTTGCGAATTGCAGCCTGCGCAGCTTTTTCTCTTTTTTCTGCATCTGCTGCAGCTTCTTCCGCCTGTGCCTGTGCCTGGATTCTCGCTGTTTCCGCATTCTGCCGGCGTATTTCTACAGCCTGCAAATCCTTTTCCGCTTCCAAAAGCGCGGCTTCTTTTGCCTCTTTTTTTAATCGCTCGTATTCTTCCTGCTTATTTTCCAGTTTATTCTCTAACTCATGAACAGCCGCAGTAAGGTGGCTTTGTCTTTTTTCAATCGCGTCCAATGTCGCGCAATCTGAACACAATCCATTTTCATTTAATTTTCGAAACAGACCGCCTCTCCCGCAACGACTACACCTTGCCATTGAAACCTCTCCCCCTACTTGCTTTAGACTTTATAAATCCTTGCGAATTTGCACCACGCGGCCAAGCACACGGATGGGCACTTTTTTGGCATCGTAAATCTGCGGCTGGTGTTCCGGATTGTAGGATTTCGGCGTGAGGATTACCGTGCTGCCCTGGCGGTGCCAGTATTTCACGGTGGCATCATAGCCATTTACCAGCACAACGGCTATATCGTTTTCCTCCACCATATCCTGCTGACGCACCACGATAATATCGCCATCGTCCATGCCGGCGGCCGTCATGCTGTCACCATGTATGCGCAAACCAAAATATTTATGGCCGTCGTCGCGATCCAGCGGAATATAGCCCTCGATATTTTCTTCGGCATACATCGGCATGCCAGCGGCCACGCGGCCAAGCAGTGGAATCCGCTGCGCAGAAGGCCAAAATGGCACGGCTCCGATTTTAGTCAATTCCGAATCTTCATCCCAACCCATAACGTATTCGGGAGAAGAACCCAATGCAATCGCCATTTTCTCGAGACGGTCCAACGGTATTTTATCCGTTGTACCGCTGATATACCTTTGCAAAGCAGATTTCGGCAGATTGGTTTTTACCGCCAAATCTCCATATGACAATCCACTATCAGCAAACAATCGCTGCAAGCGTTTTGCTATATCATTCATGAGCTCTTCTCCTTCTTTTTATTGGTTTCATTATAGCATTGCCGTCCCAAAAATACAATATACAAAAACAAAAAAATTAAATTTCATCCCATTTTTGGATTGACATTTCGAAACATGTTATGCTATACTCATGTTGTCCTAAAAATGGGATAGAAAGGAATAGGAGGTGAACTCATGAATAAAAATCTCTTTCTGCAAAAACTCATTGCTGCCGGTTATACTCAAAAAAGCCTTGCCCAAGAAATCGGAATGGCTAAAAACACATTGTGCAATAAAATCAACGATAAAACGAAATTTAGCACAGATGAAGTAGTCTTAATTTGTGATATTCTGGGCATTAAAGACAACAGCGAAAAGGCTCAAATTTTTTTATCCAAAACGTCCTAAAAATGAGACAGATGTAATTTATCAAGCGAGGTGAACAACATGGGAACACTGGCCGTCGATGCCGCCCCGCGGGTGGAGACTGCCCCACTGTGCACCGCGGACATTACCGCGCTGGCGGAGGTAATCAACCGGCGCGGGCTGTATTCTGCGGCGCCGGAAAGCGAAAATTTCTACGCAAGCCCGGCCGGGCGGCGGATGGCAGGTATTCTTGCCGCGCTGCGCCGCCCGGCTGAGGAAAACACTGAACAGAAAGCGGGGTGAACACGATGAATGCAGTGCATGAAAAAATGGCACAGGCATACGAACTGACCTTGCAACTGGCGGAGCCCAAAAACCTGCAGGCCAAAGGCGCGGCCTTTTGCTACAGCAGTTACAAGGATGAGATGACGGTAAGCGTTGACGGGCGGCTGTACACTGTGCGCGGCGAGAACGGCGCGCATGACAAGGCCATGGCGGAATGCCTTACCGCACTGAAAAATGCTGTGGAGGTATCACAAAAATGAGCACAGAAAAGAAAGCGGGCGCCCGAGTGCTGGAACACTCGAACGCCCAGAGCGTCAAATCTTGGCCGATTGACGCTTTTATTTTACCCCGTACACGCCCGGCCGTCAAGCGCGCCCTGCGCGACACATTATGCGTGGCGCTTGCCTTGGCCGCCCTAGCCGCCCTAGACGGCGTTTTCAGCGCGGGCGGCGGTGTATATGCCTTTTTCCTTTTCGCGGCTTTTACAGCCCTTTCCGGGGCTGTGGCGCACACAGGAGGCAAGAGAACATGAACATCACCGCGCCAGAGCAATGGCAGGCAGAGCGCCTGCAGGGTATTGGAGCCAGCGAGGCCAGCGCCGTCATCGGGAAAAACCCCTGGATGTCCAATGTGGATTTGTGGCGCATCAAAACCGGCCGCAAGGCCGCCGAAGATATCAGCGACAAGGCGTGTGTGCAGTACGGGCATGATGCCGAGCCCCTCATCCGCGGGCTGTTTGCACTTGATTACAAAGACATCTACAAGGTGGAATACCGCGGGGCCTTTGATATGGTGCGCAGCGCACAGCACCCTTTTATTTTTGCCACACTGGACGGGCGGCTTACTGAGACAGCCACCGGGCGGCTGGGGGTGTATGAGGGCAAGACCACCGAAATCCTGCGCAGTATGCAGCGCGAAAAATGGCGCACGCCGGACGGGCGCCCCCGCCTACCGGACAACTACTATGTGCAGGTGCTGCATCAGCTGCTTGCCACGGGCTGGGAATTTGCCGTGCTGCATGCCCAGCTTAAAAGCACATGGGGCAACGAATTTGTGGCCACGCGGCGCACGTTTGTGATTGAGCGAGCCGAGGTGCAGGCAGACCTTGATTTTTTGTTAGAGCACGAGCTGCGGTTTTGGGAGTATGTGCAAAACGACCATGAGCCGCCGCGCATTATTGATTTTTAAATTTTGGAAGGAGAACAAGACTATGACAATCGACAAGCTGAACCATGCAAAGGCAATCGCCGCAGAAATTGACATGCTGGACGAGCAGATGCGCCGCCTTGGCAGCCTGCTGCGCAATGAGGAAAATGGCGCTATGCTCTCTTTGACACTGGTTAAAAAAGGCATCACGCTTTGCAGCGTGCGCATCGATAACCTGACGGAACGCGGGCTTGCCAATATGCTGGCGGGCATCATTGCAGACCTCAACGAGCAAAAACACGCACGCCAAAACGACTTGGCCTCGCTGTAAGTAAGGAGGATGCTATGCCAATGCCAGAAATTGTGAAAGTACGTTTCAAAAGCCGTTTCCAGCCGGGTGAATGGAGCCCACGGGAGTACAGCTATTATGCGGCGGTGCCGCTGAAAGTGGGCGACCTTGTAGTAGTGCCGTCCAAATACGGGGAAAGCGTTGCCAAGGTATCGCAGGTGCATGTGGATGAGCGCGAAGTGCGAGACTATCTGCATGTGATGCAGACGATTTCCACCCGCCCCATCGGACATGAAGATGACAGCACACGTTCAGGCCATGCCTGCGGAGCGTCCACGCAAATGCGGCTTTGATATGCCGCCTTGGAAAGGAGAACACACCATGGAGCTTATTGTGAAAAACCCCACCACGGCCGCCCCCCTGCCGGCTGTGGAGTGGAACTATCAGGAAATGCGGGCAGAATTGGAAAAAAAGCTGGCCGCCTACAAGGGCGCGGTATATACCGCAGCACAGATGCCGCAGGCAAAAAAAGACCGCGCAACCCTGAACAAAGTGCGCGACCAGCTGGACACCGCCCGCAAGGAGCTGCGCGCCTACTTTCTGGCCCCCTACAACGAATTTGAGGCCCAGATGAAAGAGCTGCTGGGACTTGTAGCCGAGGCTGTAGAGGGTATTGACGCACAGGTGAAGGCCGTGGAGCAAAAGGAAAAGGACGAGAAACAGGAGGCTATCCGCGACATTTATGTCGCATGGGGCAAAGAACTTTGCGAACTGGTGCCGCTGGAAAAAATACAAAACCCGCGCTGGCTCAACAAAACCTATACCCTCGCCGCCATCGAGGATGATGTAAAGACACAATTTGCGAAGGTGCGGAGCGCGCTGCACTCCATCGAGGGCGCCGTGGAGGCGGAATACCGCGACACGGTGCGCATGGTATACCTTGAATCTCTGGATTTGGGGCTTGCCCTGCAGAAAAAATCGGAGTTGGCAGAGCAAAAGAAAAAAATGGAGCGTGCCGCCGCTGAACGGCAGCTGCAGGCAATGCGGGAAATGGCCGCGGGCGGCCCTGCCCCGGCACCCGCTTCCTCCCCGGCACCCGTGCCCCAGCCCACGGCACAGCCCGCCCCTGCGGCGGCCCAGACAGAGCCGGAAACCATATGCCTTGACTTTCGGGTGTGGGCAACAAAAGTCCAGTTGCAGGCGCTGAAAGAATTTCTGCGCAACAACCAAATCAAATACGGCCGCGTGCCAAAGGAGGCTTAAACTATGGCAGTACAAAATTCTCTTACGCAGCGCAAGCCCACGTTTACAACATTCCTTTCGGGGGATGCTGTAAAGCGCAAAATCAATACCATCATCGGCGGCAAGGACGGCCAGCTTTTTATTACGGCTATCACCAGCGCCGTGAGCACCAACCCGGCATTGGCGGAGTGCGACAACTCTACCATACTTTCGGCGGCGCTGCTGGGCGCCAGCCTCAAGCTCTCCCCCTCCCCGCAGCTTGGGCAATATTACATAGTGCCTTATAACGACAAAAAACGAGGGTGCAAGGTAGCACAATTCCAGCTTGGTTACAAAGGATATATCCAGCTTGCCATTCGCAGCGGTCAATACAAAAAACTCAATGTGCTGCCCATCAAGCAAGGAGAATTGGTACATTTCGACCCGCTGAACGAGGAAATTGAGGTAAATCTCATCGACGATGAATTCGCACGAGAGAACGCCCCCACGGCAGGTTATTATGCCATGTTTGAGTACACAAACGGCTTCAAGAAGGGAATGTACTGGAGCCGCGAAAAGATGATGGCACATGCAGATAAATACAGCCCTGCATTCAGTGCAGAGAGCTATCAAAAATTACTGGACGGAGAAATTCCCGAAAAGGATATGTGGAAATATTCCTCATTTTGGTATCGCAACTTTGATGATATGGCATGCAAAACCATGTTGCGCCAGCTGATTAGCCGGTGGGGTGTCATGAGCATAGAGATGCAGCAGGCGCTCTCGATAGACGAGCATATCATTACCGAGGATGGCACCGCCGAACCCGCTTTTGTCGAGGATGCGCCGGAGCCCGGCAGCCCTATTGAGGCCACCGGGCAGGAAGTGCACACAACGCCACCGCCCGTAGAAACACCACCCGCTGAGGCAGAAAACAATATGGCCGATGATTTTTTTCAGGACTAACGAAAGGAGCTTCCAATGATTGAAAAAGACCTTTTTTACGACCAATATGAAAAGCTGCTCGGCATCTGCGACAAGAACAACCTTGTCGCAGATTTCAGCGCCGCGCAATACCCAATCATGCTTACGGTGCGCCCTGATACCAGCATGGAGGGCCAGATTTCCATGCTGGAAGATGATGTGGGGCACAACAACCGTGATTCTCGCATTCGCTTTGTCTTTGTGGATGGGCGCCTTGTAGTAAAGGTTTCCGATAATTTTACACTGACGGACACCCTGCTGAACAAGCTTAAAAACATTGCAAAAAAGCTGTATGTACAGCACCTTGCAGCCTTTTTCCGCGAGGCAAAGGAACGCTCCAAATTTGTGGAAACTGATGCGGAAATACAGACTCCGGACGTGCCTGGAACATCGGACGAAACGGAAATCATTGACGCGCTGTTCTCGGCTGACGATGAGGTGGACACAGACGGCGCAAGCATCGAAGAGAGCTGAACGGGAGGGCGCTCATTATGGCAGACGGAAAGCCATCCATTTTAATTTATCGCGACACGCTGCGGCTATTGCTTAACAGCTTCGGCCCCGAGGATTTTTATGCCATCATGGGCGCCCTTTCCGCACATGCCGAAGGGAAAAGAGTGCAAAAGCCTCAAAACCCCGCCGCAGAATTTGCCTATAACATGATTGCCCAGCAGCATGACCGTGACAGCGCCGCCTACGCGGAAAAGAGCAAAAAGCGTTCGGCGGCGGCCCGTAAACGCTGGGAAGCCAGTGGAAAAGTCGTTGAAAATGCGGAGCCTTGTGGACAACCCGTTGAAAACCACATGCAAAAGCATGCAAAAAATGCAAATGCAGATTTTGCACCTACGGATACGGTAACGGTTACGGATACGGTAACGGTTACGGATACGGTAACGGATATAGAAGACGATATTAACATATCGTCTTCTTCTGGCAAAGACGACGAAAGGCCGGTTGATGAAAAGCCCACGGAAAAGATTTACCGCACCTATCAGGAGCTTATCGGCAAATTTAACGATGAGGTGAAATACGGCCTGCTGGAAGCCTACGGGGCATTGGGATTTGACGGCACGATGAACGCCATTATGCGTGCATACGAAAACGGTGGCACAACCTGGAAGTATGTGCAGCGATGTATCAACAGCCAGCGGGAGGACCCCGGATGGCGTCCGGGAAGGATGAGATGATGGATTATCAATTCGACCGAGAGTTACAAGCGGAAATGAACAGACTGCTGCTGCGTGTGCACCGGGGAACACCCAGCCCGCAGCAGGAGCTTGGAAAGGACGATGAAAATGCCGATAAAAAATTACACCACCGTTGTGAGCGCCTACGAATCGCTGGGGCAGATTCAGGGCATGCTGGCCGCCCACGGGGCGAATAAAATCCTTGTGGAGTATGATGCCGGGGCCCCGGTGGGCGTCATGTTTTCACTTGTTGTTGATGGTCAAACGCAGGGCTTTTTGCTGCCGGCCAATGTTGATGGCGTCATGGCCGCTTTCCAGCGCCAAAAGGTCAAGGCCGATCGCGAGCAGGCCGAGCGTACGGCGTGGCGCAATATCCGAGACTGGGTAGCCGCACAAATGGCCTTTATTGAGAGCGGCGGCGCCGAGCTTGCGGAGACGTTCCTGCCCTACCTCACAGACGGCAAAGGCCGCACGTTGTATCAGGCGTTTAAGTGCGGGCAGCTGCTGCTTGGCGACGGCGGGGGGTGTCAAGCATGAGCTGGTATATTTTTTCCGTACCGGGAAAGCCGCAGGGCAAGGGCCGCCCGCGGGCAAGCGTTGTGGCAGGGCATGCCCACCTGCACACCCCTGCAGCCACTCAGCTTTACGAAAACTGGATACGGCAATGCTGGCTCGAAAGGTTTCAAGGCGTCCGCCTTTCCGGCCCCGTAAAAATACAGGGCGTAGCCTTTTTTGAGGTGCCGAAAAGCTACTCCAAAAACAAAAGGCTGCTATGCGCGCAGAATGTCACCCCGCCGACCTGCAAGCCCGATTGGGACAACATCGGCAAGGCATTGTGCGACGCGCTGAACGGCATCGCCTACGGCGACGATGCCAGTATATACGATGCACACATCGTCAAACGCTGGGGCTCCCCTGCCCGGCTGGTAGTATGCATCACGGGCGAGGACGCCCCAAGAGAAGAACAAGTGAGGGAGAGCAAAAAGTGAAAGTTGGCGATTTTGTACATATCACCCGGAAAGAAAACGGGGCAAAAAGCAGGATGGATCCAGAGGATGTCGCGCTGATGCAGGCCCGCATCCCCCACACCGGCATCGTTGTGTATATCCATCCGGTTGGGCATTGGGCCACCGTATTGTGCATGTCTGACAGCGGAAAGGCTCTATACTGTGAGACATTCCGGGCAAAAGAACTGAATGTGATGCGGCCGCCGAAAGATGGGCGTGCGATGAAGGAGGTGCTGGCATGGAACGCAAAAGGCTATGGATCAATTCCCCTGCCGACCGAGACGCAGTAACCGTCATCCTTGTGCGGAACGGGTATACAGTGCGCCAGGGGCGCGACAATCGCCCCGGAAGCAAAACTGCCAAGGCATCCTATGTTGAATACTGGCAGGAGGCGCCCGGCGAATGAGTGCTTTGGTGCTTATCCTCGGGCTGGCGGTGGTGGCCGCTATCGCCTGCTGGGTATCCGGCAGGCCGTGAAAGGAGTAATCGAATCTTATGGAATTTGTTTAGAAGTTGAAATCAACATCTTACAGGAACTGAAAGATGTGAGATAGTTAAAAACAAAAATCCCGTTCCCAAAAGGATAGAACGAGATAAATAAACATTATTACTTTTTAGAAAGAAGCTTGGCCATCTCAACAAACAAAATATAGAGCTTATTCATTTCTTCAGAATTTAAATTTTCCGCAATTTTTAATGAAAACTCTCCGTTGTCCCCCTTAAAAGCGAGATGGATTTCTGGAGATATCTCTATTGACGAACATCGATTGCTTTTATCCACTTTTTCTTTGATAAACCGTACAATTTGAGGTATCTTATTCTTTAGGGATTCCACAATAAGGCCGGCTGAGACAGAAACAAATAATTCCTTAGCAATCCATATAATTACATCTGGAGATATCGGACCTCCTATTTCATCAGGAAGAGCCGTTACACGGATTCCACCTTGAGATAGCTGATTGAGTTCTTCAAGGGTTGGTTGAATCTCGCGAAATTCCATACAGTCTATAGTAATAGCCTCCGAAGAAATTCCAAATTTATGAGAACGCATTTTCTTTTCATCCTTTCTTCTCTACATTTTTCAAGTTTATGATATCACTTGATTATAAAAAAGTCGATAAATATTGTAGTAAGGTATAGAAAACGTTAAACAGCAATTCAAATAGGACCTCACAAGGAGAACACCGCATGAACCGTGAATGGCTGGAAAATTACATAGCGATGGCCCGCGAATGTGAGCACCGGCAGGAACGGCTTGCCCGCATGAAAAGCGCCGAAGTGCTTCCCCCGCTGCGAGCCGGAAACGATGGGAGCCAGCACACGGGAAGTTCAGGTGAGCATATGGCGCGCAGCGTTGAAAAGCGCCTTGAATACGAGGAACAGATAGCCCCTATCCTCGCAGAAAACAGGCGGAGGATGCGAGCAGTTGAACATGCTGTCTGCACCCTGCCGCCGCGCGAAAGAGATATTCTCCGCATGCGGTATATGGACAGCGACACATTGCGCCCCCTACCGTGGCGGGATATTGCAACAAAGCTGTTTGGCACAGACGAAAAGCGTCATATTGACGCCGCATTGCGAATACACCGGGCAGCTCTCGCCCACTATCTCACAAAATAAAAACAGTAAATGAGGTATTTTGAGGGTAAATGAGGTAGATTGAGGGTTGATTGCTGTGATATTCTTAGAGCGTCGACGAGGGTACGCCAGCATGCAGAGGACGTTCTCCCCTTTGCTTCCCATCGACATCCTTTCACACCGCGCCGGCATGCCGCGGCCAGTAGTATGCCAAAAACAAAACCGCCCATCGGGCGGTTTTTTATTTGCAGAAAGGAGCCCCGAAACATGGAAAAAGAAAAGAAAATCATATTGCGGGCGCTTCCAGAGATAAAGCCGTATCCTCATAATCCTCGCATCAATGATGCCGCCGTGCATAAGGTTGCGGAAAGCATCCGGCAGTTTGGATTTCGGCAACCTATCATCGTGGACGCTGACGGCGTAATTATTGCCGGCCACACCCGATACAAAGCCGCGCAGTTCCTACGCCTGAAAGTTGCGCCTGTCATTGTGGCGGATGATTTGACGCCCAAACAGGCCAAGGCATACCGCCTTGCCGACAACAAAACAGCCGAGTTCTCGCTGTGGGACGATTTGCGGCTTGCCACAGAGTTACGAGATTTATCGGCCTGCACGGAAATAGACTTGCGCAGCGTGGGCTTTGATACAGAGCCTGCCGCGCAAAAAAGCAAACGGACAACCGGCATCATGGCAGAGACGTTCGGCATCCCGCCTTTCTCGATTTTGGATACGACTGGAAAACAGTGGGCTGCTCGAAAAAAAGAATGGCTGGCTTTGGGCATCCGCAGCGAGGAAAGCCGCGATGATATTCGTACTTACAGCTTAAATGTCAAATATGCAGCCAACTGCAAAAACACAGTATCCATTTTTGACCCTGTTCTGTGCGAAGTTATGTATCGGTGGTTTGGTATTCCGGGCGGAAAAATATTTGACCCTTTCGCCGGGGGCTCGGTACGAGGTGTGGTTGCCGCCGCACTCGGATATGAGTATACCGGCATAGACCTCCGGCGCGAGCAGGTAGAGGCAAACAAGCAAAACGCTGAGGATATCGGTGTATCCCCCACATGGATATGCGAGGACAGCCGCAATATGGACAGGCATATTCCAGACGAGAGTCAGGACATGCTTTTCACCTGCCCGCCTTATGCAGATTTAGAGGTTTACAGCAACAACCCTGCCGATCTCTCAAACAAGACATACCCTGTCTTTTTGGAACTCTATCAGGACATCATGCAAAAGGCGGTTTCAAAGCTGAAGCAAAACCGCTTTGCGGTTGTTGTGGTAGGCGAGGTGCGCGGGAAAGACGGCAGTTATTATAACTTTGTCGGGGATACAATCCGCACATTCATTGCCTCGGGTATGCGTTACTACAACGAGATTATTCTGGCTACTGCCATTGGCACATTACCCATTCGCGCGGGGCACGCCATGGCCGTGAATCGCAAAATCGGAAAGCGCCATCAAAATGTGCTTGTGTTCTATAAGGGCGAACCCAAGGCTATTCAGGATAATTTCCCGCGCATCGCTTTGGAGGATGATGCCAAAAAGGCGGTGGCGTAAATGGCCCGCCCAAGAATCAAAATCGACCAGGCCAGCTTTGAAAAATTGTGCTCTTTGCAATGCACGCTTGCCGAGATTGCCGTGTTTTTCGGTTGTTCAGAAGATACAATAGAGCGTTGGTGCAAACGCATATATCACAGCGGTTTTGCGGAGGTTTTTGCCCAAAAGCGAAACTTGGGCAAAATCGCCCTGCGCCGTTCGCAGTTTCGGCTTGCCGAAAAAAATGCAACCATGGCTATTTTCCTTGGAAAACAATATCTTGGGCAGCGCGAAGAAGTTACCAGCGACGACATCAGAGACGATGGTTTTCTGGACGCCTTGCAAGAAAAGGCATCGGATTTGTGGGCAGAAGGCGTGGATGATTATGACTTTGTAATGCCGGAGGCAGAGGAAAATGAATCAGGTCTTTAAGTTCCGGCCGTTTTCCCGGCGCCAACAGAAGGTTTTGACGTGGTGGTGCGCGAATAGCCCAACACATACCGCCAATGGCATCATCGCAGACGGCGCCATTCGTTCGGGCAAAACGGTATGCATGTCGCTCTCTTTTGTCCTGTGGGCGATGTCGTCATTCGCCGGGGAGCAGTTTGCTATGTGCGGCAAAACGATAGGCAGCTTCCGGCGCAATGTGCTGCCGCCACTCAAAAAGATGCTTCGCGGGCGTGGGTATCATGTAACAGACCGCCGCGGCGATAGCTGCCTGCTTATTTCCCGCGGGACGAAGTATAACACTTTCTATATTTTCGGCGGTTCGGACGAGAGCTCACAAGACACCATTCAGGGCATCACCCTGGCGGGTGTCTTTTTTGACGAAGTGGCTTTGATGCCGGAAAGCTTTGTCAATCAGGCAACCGCCCGATGCTCTGTTGAGGGCAGCAAGTGGTGGTTCAACTGCAACCCAGAAGGGTCGCAGCATTGGTTTTACACCTCATGGATCCTTGAGGCCCGAAACAAGGGATTACTCTACCTGCATTTCACCATGGAGGACAACCTTAGTTTGTCGGAAGGTATCAAAAGCAGATACCGCAGCATGTATGTGGGGGTATTTTTTGAGCGTTATATACTTGGGCGCTGGTGCATGGCCGAGGGCCTTGTGTATGACATGATTGCACGCGACAAAGAGCGATACCTCATGCGCGGCCCCATTACCGGCATGCAGGGGCGCTTTTATGTTTCCATCGACTACGGCACGCGCAATCCATGCAGCATGGGGCTGTGGTGCGTGCACGGCGGGAAGGCCGTGCGCATTGCCGAAAGCTACTATGACAGCCGCAAGACCGGGCGGCAGCGCACGGACGAGGAACACTACCACGCTTTGGTGGAGCTCACCGCAGGCAGATATATTGACAGCGTCATAATAGACCCTTCGGCGGCGTCTTTCATTGAGACGATACGGCGGCACGGGAAATTCGTGGTGCGGCCTGCGGTGAATAAGGTTGTTCCCGGCATCAATGTGGTATCTGCCCTTTTGGAGGGCGGCCGAATGTTAATACACGAAAGCTGCCATGATGCTTTGCGGGAATTTGGCCTATATCGCTGGGATGATAAAAGGCCGAGTGATGCCGTCATAAAAGAGTACGACCACGCAATGGATGACATCCGATATTTTGCCGCAACGGTGCTTGCGCTTGAATTCCGCTGGGTGCCGTGGCGAGAAGGAGCCTGACAGATGTTTCAAAAGATGATGCAATGGGTACGTGCCACCCTTTTGCGCCTGCTTGGGCAGGAAAATACAGACCTTGTAATATCCCCGGCCATGGAGGCGCAGATTTCCACATGGGTGCGCATGTATGAGGATGTGCACGCGCAGGATACTTATTCCCTTGGCTTGCCCGCTTTTATTGCCGGCGAGTTTGCGCGCCTTGTCACGCTGGAATGCGACATCCAGTTGACGGGAACCCGCGGGAAATGGATGGATGAGCAATTCAGCATATTCCGTGACAGCCTGCGCCCCTCCGTGGAATATGCCTGCGCGCTGGGCGGCGCTGTATTTAAGCCGTATGTGCGCGGCGATGCCATCGCCGTGGATGTGGTGCAGGCCGATGCCTTTTTCCCCACTGCCTTCGATACCTCCCAACGCCTGACCGGGGCGGTATTTTCGCAGCAAATCACGCGGGGCGGCAAAATATACACGCGCCTGGAAAGCCACGATTTCAACCCTGGCACTGGCGTTGAAGTGATACAAAACAGGGCCTTTGTGTCGTCCTCAAATGCGAGCCTGGGAGGCGAAATCGCGTTGTCGCAGGTGCCGGAATGGGCCGACATCACGCCCGAGGCCACTATTCAAAATCTTACTCAGCCGTTGTTTGCCTATTTCCGCATCCCGCTGGCCAACAACAAAGACCGGGGCTCCCCTCTCGGTGTATCCGTATTTGCCGGTGCAGTGCCTGCCATTGAGCAGGCCAATGCGCAATACGGGCGCCTTTTATGGGAATATGAGGGCGGCCAGCTTGCCGTTGATGTGAGTGAAGCGGCTATCCGCAAGGGCGAGGACGGCGGCGTGCAGCTTGACAGGCTGGGGCAGCGTTTGTACCGCAGAAGCCTCGCCACAGGTGATATCAACTTTTATCACGCCTTCGCCCCGGCCCTGCGCGATGCCTCTTATCTCAATGGGCTGAACGACCTGCTGCGCAAAATAGAGATGCAGAGCAACCTTTCTTTTGGTACCATTTCCGACCCATCCAGTGTGGACAAAACGGCAACCGAGGTAAAAATGAATAAGCAGCGCAGCTTTGCCGCCGTGCATGACATCCAGCGCGCACTGGAAACCGCTCTGAACGGCCTTTTTTACGCTATGGACAAGCTGGCCCAGCTGTATGGCCTTGGCCCTGCGGGCGACTGGCAGGCCACATATCTTTGGCATGACAGCATCCTTGTGGATGAGGACAAGGCCCGCGAGCAAATGCGGCAGGACTGCAGGGACGGTGCTGCACGGTGGTGGGAATACCGTATGCGTTTCTATGGCGAGAGCGAGGCCGAAGCAAAGAAGGCTGTGGGGTATTCCGAGAACCCCAAAAAGCCGCTTGATCCCTTCGGGCTGGATGGAGACGGCGGTGATGGCTGATGCTGACGCCGCATTATCTGGCCGAATGCTCCGATGAGCTTATCCGGCTGCTGGGCGAACTGGACGAAAGCATCATGCGCGATTTTGTTCGGCGGCTGGTAAAGGCCGGGCATATCACGGATGCCGCAAAGCGGCAGGCACAGCAGATGATGGAGGCCGGGGCGCTGTATGATGACATCGTGGCTGAGGCTGCCAGGATGACGGGCAAGACGGAAACTGCTGTTCGGGAGCTTTTCCGGGAGGCCGGCTTGAAAAGCGTGGCCTATGACATCAACATCTGCCGGGCGGCAGGGCTTTCCCCTCTGCCCCTCGCCGCCTCACCCGCGGCCATGCAGGTGCTGCTTTCCGGCATGGAAAAGACTAAGGGCATGTTGGACAACCTGACCATGACAACGGCCAACGGCGCACAGCGCGCCTTTATTGAGGCGGCCACACTGGCCGAAATGCAGGTGGAAAGCGGTGCGTTTGACTATGTTACCGCCATACGTAACGCCGTGCACACTGCTGCCAGCGGGGGCGCATGGGTGCTTTACCCCACCGGAGCACGCAGCCGCCTTGACACGGCCACGCGCCGGGCTGTGCTGACCGGGGTAAACCAGACGGCCGCCGCCCTTACGCTGGCCTACGCCGACGATATGGGCTGCGACCTTGTGGAGACCACGGCGCACATGGGCGCCCGGCCGGAGCACGCGGTGTGGCAGGGGCAGGGGGTCAGCCGCCGCTTCGGGGTGACCCGCCGGCCCGCAC